TTCCAAGCGTTGTAGTGGTATCTTTGGTTGTATGTCTTGGCTTGTGCTATATCCTCTTCGGACATACCCAACCCCGCCAAGCTGTTAATATATTCCGCGGACATACCGCCGTTACTTTCAATTAAGCCAAGCACGTCCGTAAGTAACCCCGCGCTATACGTTGCCTTTTCTTCTTCCTCTGCGACTGCCGCGTCTTGTTCGGCTTTTTCTTCCTCTTCGGTTTTCTTGGTCTGGGTGGAAGTGTAAAGGTCGGTAATCGTCTTGATTTCTTCTTCGGATAACCCTGCTTTTTCGGCTATAGCTTTGATTCCCTCTTCCGTGTAGCTTGTATCGGGGTTTTGCGCCTCCGTCAAAAGCCCATTATAAATGCTGTCCTTGTATTCTTTTTTCTCTTCGTTATAGGCGATAAGGCTACCGTCCAAATTAGAGATATTCTCGGAATACGTTGCGTTTGCGTCCGCTTTAAGAGCCATTTCGGTTGCGCTTGCGTCTTGGATTTCCCCACGTTTTTGCGCGTATGCTTGCGCGTTAAGGTAATCACTATAACCGCCGCCCGTCAAGCCCATTTTAGCCATAGTTTCTGCGTTCACACCGTAGGTAGATTTATTCAACATATACCCCGCTTGCGCGTCAGCCGCCGCCCGTTCCGCATAAACTTCCGCGTCCTTATGCGCTTGCAAGCGGTTTTGTTCTTCGATTTTCTTTTGTTCTTCGATCCACTCGGCGTAGGTCATAGCGGTTTCTTTATCGTCGGTAACGTCGTCTTTTTCGTCGGTGGGTTCTGTGGGTGTGGGGGTTACGCCCTCCACATTGTCGCCATAGGACGTGCCGCTACCGCTTGTACCGCTACTGCCCGTACTGCCTACATTGACCGTTGCGGAGAGTTTTTCGCCCGTTCCCTTAAAGCCGTTGTTGTCAAAAGTAACGTCGTCCGCGTTGGGTTGATATGTGATAACGCCCTCGTCGTCCACTGGGCTTTTACTTCCACCACTCGTAAAACCGCCAGCAACTGTGCCTACTACGCTACTATCAAAATAACCGCTCATATCGACGGGCTTAACCGTTGGAATACCCGTTAATCCAGAGTTCAAAGACGGGGTGGTGGGATTGCTACCAATCAACATATCGCCGTACAATCCCCCCGTAGAATTATTGCCTACCCCAATCGTGGGTGTGAGCGTGGGTTGTACCGCAATAGGCGTTGTCGGCTCGTTAGGGTTAATGTGCGTCAAGTTCTCGACATACGTTGTACCGCTATTGTCCGTTCCACCGATCGTGGGAATTGTAGGGCTTAACGTCGGGCTTAACGGGATAGACGGGGTTTTATTATTCCCCGTCGTGGTTACAAACGAGCCATATAAGCCGTTTGTATTGTTTTTGGTAGAATTAGGCAATTTTATATTTTGATTGATTAAAGCCATTATTGTTTACCTCCATTGTTCATACCGTCGCGGTAAGAAATATACCCCTCTGCCATCTTCGCTTTATCTTCCGCTTGTAATTTCTGCGCCAACAATTCTTGGTTTTGGGCTTTTTGCGCGGCGAGTTGCTGTTCCAATGCTTGGCGTTGTGCCTCGATTATACCGCGTATGCGTTCCACCATATCCCTTGCGTCGGGGTAATGGTGTTTTTCCATTTGTTGCCAGAAAATCAACAAGGTTTCAAGCTCTTGGGGATTGCCATAACAACCGTTTTGGAAATTCAAGCGGTTTTCTGCCCATATCGTTTCCCTCGATTGTTCCACGTCCCCCGTTGTATCTGTGCCAAACAAATAATCGGTGTTGTAGTAATATTCCCCCGTTGACGCGTCATATTCGATAAAATCATAACGGTTGAACGTCGCATTTTGCAATTTGCCTTGTGCGTCGGTGTACGCACACACTCTCGGCTCGTCCGCATAGGCAAGGAAATATTGGAAAATTACCTCGTCAATATCCGCATACGCGGCGTTTTTCATTTTGCGTTTACTGTCAAGCCGTCCAGCCGCTTGATTTACCTGTATTTGCTTTGCTTTTCCGCTTGTCGCGGTTGTATCTGCTTGCCCTTGGTAACTGTCGGTAATGCCCAAAATACGCTTTGCTTGATTGTATAAACGCTCGCTTTGCGCTACGTCTTGCTCAATACTTACTTGCAAATCAATCCGTCCAAAGAGCTTGTAATTGTTCATATCAACCTTAATAACGTTTTCATACAAACCGTTGTCGTACTGCCCAGCCTCATCACTCGGCGCGGTTGGATATACGCCCGCCTTGATAAGTTTTTCAAGAATACGGCTCTCGATCTTATTGATGGCTTGTTGTTGCGGTCGTACAAATTCACAATCCGATTGCCCAAACAAACTATCCTCTTGCGAGGTGTTTTTACGGATAATAATGGGGAATTTCGTAGGACGGAAATACGGTAGTCTTGTCCGTTCCATCTTGGGAACGGGTACTTGCACCGTCAAGGGTACGCGAATACCGTTGATTTCGTCCATTGCCACGCTACCGTCGTCCAAATACGCTTGCTGGGTTTGTTCTTCCATTACCACTTGCCCGTTCTTTACTACGGGGGAGTTTGCGTGAATCACGGTGCCGTCCGTCAAAACAATGTCGTGATCGAGTTCTTCGTACTCGTCGTCTTGCATTTCGTAATCGGGGTTATCACAGTTGCAAAGTTCTTTTCGCTTTCCGCAATTTTTACAGATATATTTTTTACGGGAATAGTAATCCTCAATGTCGGATAATTCCTTATCCCCCGACCAAATGTATTGGCAAATTCTGTCTTGCTCGTCTTTGTAATAGCATACAATTACGGTTGCGGTTTCTTCGTTTTGGCTACCCGTTTCACTCTCGGTTTCTTCCGTGTCCTCGTATTCAACACCGTACTTGCGTACCAAATCCTCGCGTGTCGTTTCAAAGGCGATAAAGCAATATTCCATATCGTCTATATCGTAGATATACGGTTGCCCTACGAAATGCGACGGACTCCAAACGGAAATCTTAATATCGCCTACCGTGTTATGCGTCCTAATGGAATTATCCCACTCGACAAGCCAAACACTCCCACCGTAAACGGGCGAATACCTTTCGTCTATGTCGTTCATACGCTCGAACGGTAATTTATTTCGCTTGTTTTTAAGCAATTTTTCCACGCTTTTTGCGTTTCGTTCTTTCCGCTCGGAATAACTTTCGGGAATTACCGCCGTAGTGGGTAGATAGCTTGAAAATTGGCTTTCTATCAGCTCATAGGTAATATTTCTCCCCGTCTTGGCGGGCGTTGCACTATTGTCGATTTCTAAATCGCCCTTGTACTGTTTTTTCCACGTTTCAAACCTTTCTAACTCCGTATCCATTTCGCTTTTGGCGGTGTCGTAAAGGTCTTTGAAAAAATCTAATTTGTTCTCTCTGTCTATCCGCATTATAACGGTTTACCTCCCTTGCGTTTTATTATTCTATCGCGTTCCTCTTGGGTGCGCGCATTTTTATAATCTTCCAGCTCGTCCTTTCTATAAGGCACACGCTTTTCTGCCACTGCGGGCGCGGGATTTACCCAATAAATTGCAAAATAGCGCAATGCGTCTGGGCTATGCGTTATTTCGTGTGGCTCGGTGGCGCAATCCGTTGGTTTCTTCTCGTCGCGTTGTAATTCGGGTAAATACTTAATGAGCCACTTGCAATTTGTAAAGATATGCAAGCGCGGCGCGCCGTTCGCGTCAACCTTTAACAGCTCTTTGATGGCAAGCCAGCCCGATTCCCTATCGTTGTTTGATTTTGTCAAATCCAACCCCGCCTCGTAAAACAACACCGCTTTGCTTTTCCCCGTTTCTTGGCTACGTCCCCAAAGATCGGGCGGTGCAAGATACGCATAAATATTTTCGCCGTCTGGGGTGTAATCAAGGATTTTACGGGCGGCGGTCGATATAGGCAGATTGCTTTCGCATAACTCACGATAAACATAGCAATTATGCAAATTATCCACCGCAATCCAATACGCCGCCAACATATCCAAACCGTAGTCGAACGCAACATACCGCCGCCACTCTTTTGGTATGGCAAACGGTGTGCAAGTGTGGATTTCGCGCCTAAATTCGTCAAAGTATTGTCCCTCGAAGAAATCCCACTCGCCGTGTAAAAGCCCTTGTTTTTCGCTGTCTGGCAAGTTTTCCAAACGATTAAGGTAATCGGGGTCTTTTTCCATCAAGAAAAGATTGTCGTAAACCTTGCTTGGAATAAATATCCGTCGGCT